TCCCACGCCGTGGACATGCGGTTTTTGATCCCGTCCCAGTTGTCATAAATCCAAACCCCGAGGGCCACTAGCGCCGCAGTGACGCCAGCGATGGCAAGGCCAACGGGCGAGAAGACTGCTGCCCCAACAGCGCCGAATGCTGCTGTCAGCAATGGCCATGCCGTTGCGATGGCCGAGATGCTGCTGGCCAGGCCGCCCAGGGCAAGCAGCAGAGGGCCAACGGCCGCCAGCAGGGCGGCAGCGCCGACAGTAAATTCCTTCACAGGTTCCGGCAATTTGCCAAACCATTCAGCAGCAGACTTTACGTTATTGGCAACATCCGTCAGAAAATCAATCAGGCTTTTTGCAATCGGCGCAAGGGCGTTGCCAATTTCTATAAGTGCGAGGTTCAAGTTGTCTTTAAATGTTGACCACTTGCCGGAAAGCGTTTTCGATTGTTCCTCCATCATGCCGTGGAACTTTTCATTCATGCCGGCAAGCAGGGCAGGAATTGCATCTTTTGCTTCGATGGCTTTTTTCTCGACAAGCTTCATCGCCTGTGGCACATCCACGCCGATGGCGTCTGCGAGGATTTGCCAGGACGGGATGCCCAATTCGGCCAATTGCTGCATCTCCTGGGCTGCAAGTGTTCCCTTTCCCTGCATTTGTCCGAGTGCGCGGACAATCCTCTCCACGCCCTCAGCGCCTGCGCCAACGCCGGCAGCTGTGTCGCCAACAATCTGCATGATTGGCAAAAGTTCGCTGGCCTTGAAGCCATAAGCCGTCAATAATTGAACAGCCGAAGCCAGTTGGTCAAACTGAAATGGCGTTTTGGCTGCAAAGTCTTGCATCTGCTGGATCAGCGTGTTGGCCTCTGTTGCGCTGCCCAGCATGTTGGTCAGGGCTGTCCTGGTTGTTTCCAGGTTGGCCGCCGAGTTCAACGATGCGGAAGCGAGGGCAACCAGCGGTGCGGTAACACTCGCCGATAACACAGCGCCGGCTGACATGGCGGCCGATCCGAATGCACTCCAGCCGGAGGCAGCCGTGTCGGCTTGTTTGGAGAGAGAGTCCAGCTTGTTCCCGACTTCGGCAACGCCGCTTGAGAATTCCGTGGTGTCCAGCCCGACTCGAATCAGCATGTCGCCCAGTGATGCCATGTGATTATCTCCTCGTTACTGCTGCTGCCCATGCATCCATCGCTGCAATCATCTGTTGATGGGTCATTCCTTGTTTTTGTTTTCCTGATCTGCGCCGGCCGCCGAAGAAGTCTTCCCAGCCAAGAGGTTTCTGATTTTTGCCACGATGGATGTTGTAAAGAAGCGATGCAATAATTCCAGCACGGTAGTTTTCCAGGTCTTGTTGGGCTTCATATGCTTTCCAGAGTGCCTCGAATTCCTCGAATGTTAGATCCCAAAAGTCAGCAGGCGACAGCCGAAGCTGTGCAACGGCTGCCGCCCACATTGCAAGCCAATCGACCTCCCTGTCGCCGGCAGAGTGTCCTACTCCACCGGCGTCTGAGGGCGGCCGCCGAGTAGTCGCGCCACCACACCGGCCAGGGTTGTCAGGTCAGCCGGCAACAGATCCTCGAACGCCTCCAGCGTCATGGTGCTGCGATCCAGCGATGGCAGCGCCTCGTAGAGAATGCGTCCAACGACGGTATCGCCCTCGGCGGCCATCAGCTGTTGGATTGACTTGGCCCCGCAGGCCTGCATGATGCGCCGCAAGCCTCCAAGCGTCAATCTCAGCTGGTACTGCCGGCCGTCGATCAACGTGATCGTGATTGGATCAGTTGGAGTGGGATTCATTCGTCATCCCTCCTCACGAACCAAACACGCTGTCCTGGTTGTTCGTTCGGCTGACGTCTGTGTCGGAGAATTTCAGCGTGATCGAGACAGATTTCTTGTCGTCCATCGGTGACTCCAACTTGAAACCTTTGATCCAGGCCTTGAATTCGTAGCGGGTGAATTTGTTGGCCGTGCTTTCCGGAATTTCAAACGCCCAACGGGCAATCGTGCGGTTGGTATACAGCGTATACAGCCCGGTATGCACGGTATCGGCGTCGTCGTACAAAAAGCTGAATTCGACGTCGCCGACTTCCTTCAGGCCCGGAATGCTGCGCTTCCAGCCGTTGGTGTCATGGCTGGTAATATCAACCTCGTCGTAGCTGATCTCCGGTGGCGCGAATTCGGTGATTTCCTTGATCCGATTCCAGGTGTAGGGCGAGTTTGCGGTCGTCGTATAACCAACCCGAACGCCCTGTCCAATTCCAAGTGCCATGTGTTTGTAAACCTCCTAGGGGTTTTTCATGGCCTTGGTAGTATCCGGCCGCGCGATGGGACGCCGGATTGTGTTGTGATTTGCGGGTTAGGACAGCGAGAAAATCGTTGCCTCTACGCTTGCCGTGTGGATTTTCAGGTTGTGGTCGTAATCAACGTCGATGGCACGGACGTGGATGGCGATGTCGCCGTGCCGGCCGTGGATTGCCCTGGCGATGGCCTCGGCGAGGGCCGAGACTTGTGAGTGTGAGGCAGCGTAGCAGTACACTTGATAGTCGTACTCCATGCCGGCGATCCCGTCATGGCTGATGGCCGGCTTGCTGCTGTTGACGCCGTGCAAAATGAATGGCATTTGAGGTGCAGGTCTGTCCTGGACGACGTAGATGCGATCGCCGGCGATGGAAACTACGGCCGGCGAGGATTCAAGGATGGATTGAATGCGGGCCGAGACACTCATTTTGCCGCCACCTCCTCAATCAGGTTTTCCAGCCTGGACTTCAGGTGTGCGATCAGCTGGGGCCGCACTCGCCTGATCGCCGGGCCGAAGAACGGCCGGGGCCGCATCTTTTTGGTTCCGCGTTCCCACATGGTGGCCAGAGACATCCCAAGCAATTGCCCCTGCGCTACTGATCCGGCACTCACAAACTGCTTGCGCCGCTTGCGATACTTGACTCGCGTGTAGGATGCCCGCGCCCGCCATTCACGATAGGCATGGGCATAGGGCCGAGATCTGCCTCTCAGCTTGATACCGGCCAGCTGGCTGATGGTACGGGTTCCGCCGGCAGAGAATTGCTTTTTGCCGGCCGTGTAGAACAGATCACGATATACGTCAGACGGTGTACGCACAGATCGGGCCGATGATTCGATCTCGCCCTTCACCATCTCGGCCGCCTCGGCAGTGATAGCCCAGAGACGTTCTCCGGTGCCGTCAACCTCATTGGCGATTGACTTGACCCTGTCCATGATCTCCTTGAGACCGGAGATTTCAATGGCCTTTTTGGATAATAGCCGAGGCATTACGCGACCTCCACTAGCGGGCGACAATACAGTTGGCAGTACGGCCCCTTCAGGTCGATGCCCTCGGTAATCGCCACAATTTCATAGCGCCGTGCTACGCCCTTGTAGTCGGTTGTTAGCCGGCAATTCTCGTCACAGTAAGTCGGCCGCTTGGCCAAGCGGACATAAAGCATGTCGCGTAAGATCTCGCCTCCGCCGGCCAGGGCATCCTCGCCCAAATCCGATCTGGTTGTCGCCGGTGTCACCCATGCCCACAGCACCGCAACGTCCTGCCACGTCACCTGATCCTCGCCAGTAGCCTGGCGAGATCGGACTGGCCGCCACAATGTGATCCTTCGGCGCATCGTCTCACCTCAACATCGCTGCCGGCATGGCGCACGATCGCAGCAGGTCTTTCACCCCGTACGGCGCATCCGTCACCATCCCGCCCTGGTCCCTGCGGTGCCACCAATGCGAAACCAGCAGCATGATCGCCGCTTCCTCGGTTGGCATAAGGCTGGCCGGTGTGATGGTTCGCCAGTTGATGACAACATTGCCGGAGAGAGGCTTGCTGAATGCAAGCACTCCAGCGCCTGGCCAGACGTCAATCTCGGGGGATTGCACAGGGACTCCGTTTACGGTGACTGTAATGTTGGCGCTATCCAAGGTTGGCCTTAGCAGCAGCCGATCCATGCCCTCGGCGTAGATGCGGGATTCGTAGTGTTTGCCGGTATAGTCCCTGCCGGTGACGGTCTCGGCGTAGTCGAGGGCCGCCAGGGTTAATGCCTTGATGGTCATTTCCGCCTGAGTGTCTCCGGGATCCAGAAATATCCCGAGATAGTCGGCAACGGTGCTGATGCTGACAGGCAACGGTGCTGATGGGTTCGCGATGCCAAGGCAAGTTGTCATTGTCGCACCCCTATGTTGTTTGGCCCCAGCCAGTCAACCGGCCGGCTGGGGCCGCCATGTGTTCAGTTGGTGGTATTTTTACGAATTGAACTCGCCGTACACGAACGCGCCCGGGCGCATCACACACAGTGCCAGCCGGACTTCACCACGGATGGAAATCAAGCCCTTCTGGAAGTTGTCGGCGTGTTCGGTCGAGATCTCGATCGACACAGCACCCTTCTGCCGAACGACGCTGGCCGCCGGCGACAGCGTGCCAACGAGGAAGCGGTCAACGCCCATGCCCGGGGTAACGATCACGTTCAGGCCGTAGATCTTCTCCAGGTTGCCGGCCGGGCTGAAAATGTAGGCGTTGTTGGAATCCTTCTCACGGGCGATGGCCCACAGCGCCACGGGATTTAAGACAACCACATCCGGCTGGTTCGTCGAGGCGCAAGTGCCGGCAGCGCGGGCGATGGCATCAAGCATCTTCTCGCCGGTGCCGGCCGTCTGGTACGTCGCTGCCTGGCTGAAACCAACCAGGTTCGCGCCCGTGCCATCGCCGTTGATCAACTGAGAGTCAATGGCCGCCACAAGGCTGTCGTTGATCAGCGCAGACACCTGAGACTCCAACCCCGGCAGGTCCTCCAACACCTGCTTGGACGTCGTCACCATCACGCCGACAGACCTCAAAGGCAAGGTGACCAGCGTCGAGGTCGGATCAGCGCCAGGGACGGCCGCACCCTCAGCCGTGGCCGCAGCGGTGGGCACGCTGAGACGCGCAAACTCCACAGCGCCGGCATCGCAGGGAACCACCGTCAGCGCACCGTAGAGACGCCCCGCAGCCGTGCCGGCCCCGAACACTCCCATGTGTTCCCGGGTCGTGCCAAGGTTGGCCGAGGTCAGGGCTTTCGCCTCGATGGTCAGCACTGCCCGGCCGCTGCCCTTCCGGCGCAGCAGGGCGAGATCCTCGTTGGACTCCAGCAGCGACTTCAGCGTGATGTTGCCGGAATTCTGGATGGACTTCTGGCTGTAGAGGCTGTCCACCATCTCCTTCAGTTCGCCGTATTGGTTCTTCAGGTTGTCGATTTCAGACAACCGAGACTTGGATTCGTTGACAAAAGCCTTGATGTCGTTCTCAAGGCCGTTCAGAACGTTGTTCAGATTTTCCATTTTTTCTCTCCTTCTTCCTCCTGTTAAAGGGAAACTTGATTTGTCAGCAGCAGGAGTTTTGTCCGCAACGCCGACAGCCTGATCGCCAAGATCGGGCTTTTGATTTCTTCCTCCAGCTTTCGCGCTTCATCGGCCGCCTTGACCTCGGCGACCCTCGCCTCAGGGTTCGCGGGCACAGCAACAGCGCTGACTTCGAGAAGCGTGCCTTTGCTGATGATGCGAGTGTCGCCTTCCCATTTCCATTCAAGCGGCAGGAAACCGATGGAGAGGCCGGTGATCGCGCCCATCCGCATCAGTGCGTAGGAGTCCTTGCCCAGGGACGTTTCCAGGGCAAGCTGTCCGATGCACTCAATTCCTGCCGGCGTCTCCTGCACATCCACGACACCGATGGCGTATTCGTGTTCGTGGAGTAGTGGCAGACGGGATTTCGCAGCGATCGATTCGGCAAACGTGCCAGGCAGAATGATGTCGCCGGCCAGGTCGCGGAGGTTATACACGTTGGCGATACCGCTAAACACTCCCTGGCTGTCGACTTCTTTTATCGTCAGGTCAAATGATTTCCGTTCCATGGCTTATCAATCTCCAGTAGTATTCGGGGTACGGCTAGCCGGAAACACT